GTATGATTGTGAATTATACGACACATTTAAAATCCAAGAAGAAGATTTTGGCAGTAACAGAACAGATCTGGCATTAGTATCCAACAGTAGAGCTTTGCATAAACTTGCTAAGAAATATAACATTATTATGTTAGCCTCAGTTCAGTTGGCAGAATATATGAAGGGCAAGTTATTTCTTGATAGTAGTGTTCTTTCAAATTCAAAGCAGATCAAGGAAATTTTAGAGAATTTATTTTTGATGAGGAATTTATATCCTGAAGAATTGGATAAAAAAAGCAAATTCTATTGCCGTCCATTCAGATTAGTTAAGACGGAAAGTGGTAAATGGGTAGAAGAAGAATATGAACCAGACCCAACCAGTGTTTATAAAGTCCTTTTCGTGGAAAAGACGAGAAATGGGGCAAACTCAAGTGACACAGGATGTGCTTATCTTCTGAAGTTTAGTGGTGATCACTGTATCTTCAGAGAAGTGTGTCAAGCAAGAATTAAACATGGACAGATTACATAAGAAAGTTGGTGAAAAAATGTGATGCTTGAGGATATTAAAAAAGAATTATTGTCAAATCCAGATAAGCTCAAAGATGTACTTGAGCATTACAACTACTGTAACATAGTTATTAGAAACACATATATGTCATTCGGCAGAGATGAACATAGTAGTAAGAAATCAATTGTAATAAGGCTAGAAAACAATTGTTATTTGTATGTAAATGATTATGCAAGAAACATTAATAAAGATTTATTCTCTTACATAATAGAGCAGCGTAAAGTTACATTTTCTGATGTACTTAATACAGTAAAGAATGTTCTTGGCATTACAGATTATTATGATTTCTTTGATAGTAAGAGATATGTATTTGGTGGTTTTTATGAAAAGATAAGAAAGAAAAACACTAGTAAAGTTCGTGTCTATGATGAATCCGTCTTAAAATGTTACAAACGTTGTGGCAATAAGAGATTTGTTAGAGATAACATATCATTAGATAGCCAGAAATATTTTAATCTCAGATATGATGTTGAATCGCAAAGCATAGTAATACCTATCTATGACCAAGTAGGACAGTTAATGGGTGCTAAAGCAAGGTGTAATTGGGAAGTAGAAGATGGAGAAATGAAATATTATTATTTAATGCCTTGCCAAGCTTCAAAAACGATGTTTGGGTTTTCTCATAATTATAATTATTTAGTAGGTAATACAATTTTTGTTGGAGAGAGTGAGAAGTTTGTAATGCAATGTTATTCATACGGATACAGAAATGCTGTTGGATTGATGAGTGGCACTCTAAGTAACGACCAGGCAAGAATGATTTTAGAGCTTAATCCAGAAAAAGTAATATTCCTTCATGATAATAAATATCCAATTGAAAATATTATGAATAATATTAATAAATTAAGAGAGTACTCAAGGTTCTCTGAATTTGAAATTGGATATTGGGATTGGACAATGAGTAGCTATGAGGATAAAGTTTCTCCTACAGATATGGGGAAAACGGAGTTTGAAAAAATAATCAATAAACAGATTGTTTATGTGTAAGAGGTATATAGTGGGAAAGTTTTATGATATTACAGGACAAAAATTTAGTAGGTTGATAGCAGTAAGAAGAGGAGAAAATCAAAATGGATATGTAATGTACTATTGTGATTGTGACTGTGGAAACAAAGATATTTTAATAAGAAAAGATAGCTTAATAACTGGTAATACACAATCTTGTGGATGTTTAGGAATAGAAAGAAGAACAAAAGCCAGTAATTTAGTGTGTAAAAAATATAATAATTACGATTTATCTGGTGATTATGGAATTGGTTACACATTTAAAGGTGAAGAATTTTACTTTGATTTAGAAGATTATGACAAGATTAAAGATCATTGTTGGAATAAATCTTCTTATGGCTATATCAAGACATTAGTGAATGGGCATAATCTTTTCTTACATAGACTGGTGACAGGTGCAAATGAATTAGATCCTTATAAATATGTTGTCGATCATATTAATCATATACAATATGACAATCGAAAAGAAAATTTAAGAATCGTGTCTCAAGGTGAAAACTCTAGAAATCGAAGCTTAAAAAGTAGCAATACTTCTGGTAAGTCTGGGGTATGGTGGAGCACAAGAGATAAGGTTTGGTATGTTCAATTAAAAATAGATGGCAAAGCAATTTCGGGTGGGTGTTTTCAAAACAAAGAAGATGCAATTAAGAAAAGATGCGAATTGGAAGAAAAATATTATGGTGAATTTTCTTATGATAATTCTATGAAATTTGCAGAACAGCACACTTTAACTAGTTAAAATAATATACAGTAATTATAGGAGATAGTAATGAAGACGAGTTATAATATTAAAGCAGACTGTCGTGGAATGTATGAAGAAGATATTTTTAATACAATACTCGAACAAAGAGGTATAGAAGACGTAGAACGTTTCTTAAACCCCACAGAAGAGGATTTATTACCACTTGACAGTTTGCCACATGTAAAAAACGCTTATAAAATAGCGAAAAATCACATCGAAAATGGCAATAAAATAACTATTTTATTTGATACGGATACAGACGGCGTGACATCTGGTACAATCATGACAAAATACCTTAGAAGCCTTGGAGTAAAGTGTGAGACATTTATCAACGAAGGTAAGGCACATGGTCTGTTAGGACAGGATTTAAGCAGATTTGATGGAACAAATTTGCTTATCATAGTCGATAGTTTGGATGCCAACGCAGATAACTATGCTAAGTTAAAAGAGCAAGGTATGGATATTATTGTGTTAGATCACCATACAGTCGATCCTTGTGTGGCTTATGATGATTACATTACATTAGTAACTTCGCAGAAGAATTATGATAACCCAGCATTATCAGGTGCAGGCGTAGTATGGAAATTCTGTAAATACTATGATGAGCAAGAGCTTACAGACTATGCAGATGATTTAGTTGACCTTGCTGCAGTTGGTATACTAGCTGACGTATCAGATGTATCTGAAGCAAGTATGGAAAACAGATATATCATTAAACAAGGATTAGATAACCAAAAGAATCTTGCAATTAAAAAGATTATTGGTAGTTATGAGTTCAATAGTAAGTCAGTTTTATTTAGTATAGCACCATTAATCAATGCAAGTTGTAGAATCGGCAGAAATGAAACTGCTATGCAGATGTTCTTATCAGATGATAATAAAGAGATTCTTAGATGTAAAAAGTCATTAGAAGAGTGTCGAGAGATACAAAACGAAGAAGTTGATAGACTTATGCCAAGCATTGAAAAAGATTTTGATTTACAAAAAGATAATAATGTCCTTTATACATTTATAGATTCTCCGTATGGAATAAGTGGTTTAATAGGTAATAAGTGCTTAGAAGTGTATAACAAGCCAATGTTTATTCTAAAGGATTCTGGTGATAAATATACAGGGTCAATGAGAAGCATTGGATATGGAAATTTTATGGCTTTATGTAATGAGACTGGTTTAGCAGAACTTCATGGACATGAAGAAGCTAGTGGTATTGAGATTAAGAAGGATGATTTTGATGAGTTCATTAAACAAATAAACTCGAAACTAGTCAAAATAAACCAGACAACAGATAAGAGCGTTGATGTAGATGCTTGGATTGAGCTGAGTGATTTAACTAGAACACTTGTAGACAAGATTAAATTACTTAATCGTGTTAGTGGACAAGGGTTTAAACCAACTGTATTTAAGGTAACAGGTGTTAAAAACTATACAATCAGTAATTTTAAGAATGGTAAACACTTGGTCGTTAATCCAGATGGTTATGACTATATACAACTTATAGAATGGAATACAGGTTGTGATTATGATGAACTGGAAGATTCGGCTATGATGAGTGAACCTATGGAAGTGTACGGAGAGTTAGACTCGGGTTGGTTCATCAAGACATTTATGTTAAAGGTTATTATGCAGAGTTATGAGATAGGATAGAAGGTATATAGATGAAAGAACTTATTAAAGAGATTATTCCTAATTTAAAATTCAATTTTCCATACTCGGTAGAAGATTATGCAGAGAATTTATACCTTGAAAATTATCATTGTCATAAAGATTTTAGTAATACATCTACTCCTGATAGTGGTGAATTATTAAAGGAATATGTGAAAAGAATTAAAGAATTAGGTTCTAAGTGCTTATATTCAGCCGAGCATGGTACTCAAGGAAACCAATTTGAAGTCTATACAATGGCAGAAAAGGAAAAACTTCGCTATAGACATTCAACAGAGGCATATTGGGTTAAAGATAGACACGAAAATGACAGAACAAATTGTCATATTTATATATGTGCAACCAATGCAACCGGTAGAGAAGATATTAACTTTGCTTTATCAAGAGCAAATGAAGATGGATACTATTATAAGCCAAGGATAGATTTAGAATTATTGCTTGATATTCCAAAGGAGAATATTATTATAACCTCAGCCTGTATTGCCGGTTGGGGTTATGAAGACGCAGAAGATATATGGTTAAAGGTTTGGAAGCACTTTGGAGACAATTTTTTCTTAGAAGTTCAAGCAAACAATACCGAGCCACAGAAAAAATTAAACAGAAGAATACTTGAGATGTCAAAAAAATATGGCATTCAAATTATTGCAGGATTGGACTCACACTATGTCGAAGATACTGGAAAGGTAAAAAGAGATCAGATACTTACATATAAAAACGTTAGCTATCCAGAAGAAGAAGGATGGTATATGGATTATCCAGATACCTTAACTCTTATTAATAGATTTAGAGAACAAGGAGTTTTAACTGATGAAGAAATCCTTACTGCAATTATGAATACAAATGTATTCGCAAGTGATAGATTTGAAGAGATTATTTTAGACAGAAGCTTTAAAATTCCAAGTGTTTATAAGAATAAATCTTATAAAGAAAAATGTGATATTTACAAGAGAGAACTTAATCAAGCTTATGCAAAAGAAAAGTATAAGTCAAAAGAAAAAGCAGATGGAATAAAATACGAAGCAAAGCAAGTTATGGATTCTGGCGTAGTAGATTATTTCTTAACTAGTAAGAAAATCATTGATGATGCAATAAATAATGAAGGTGGCATTCTTACAACAACATCAAGAGGTAGTGCAGCTTCGTTTATCACCAATAAGTTATTAGGCTTGACTACTGTAGATAGATTCAACGCAGACATTCCTATTTATGCAGAACGTTTTCTTACTAAAGAACGTGTTGATGCAGGAATGATGCCAGATATTGATTTAAACATAGCAGAGCAAGAGCCTTTTGTAAGAGCAACTAAGAAATTATTAGGTGAACATGGTTGTTATCCATTAATGGCTGTTGAAAAACTTAAAGAAAAGGCTGCTTGGCAGTTATACGCTGGTGCAAATGATGTTGAACCATCTGTTGCAAATCAAATATCTAAGTATCTTGATGATTATAATAAAGCTATTAAATATGCAGATGATGAAGAAAAAGAAGATATTCATGTGGAAGATTTTATCCCAGAAGAATATTCAGAACTCTTCAAACAAAGTAATGATTATCAAGGAATTACTATCAATCTTAAATGTCATGCTTGTGGTCACTTTATTTTCGATGGTGATATTAGAAGAGAGGTTGGACTAATAAGTGCTATATCTGAATCAACCGGTAAGAGAACATTGTGTGCTGCAATTGAAGGAAAGTACCTTGATGACTTTGGATATGTTAAAGAGGACTTCCTTATTGTAGATTCAGTTCATCTCACACATAAGTTTTTCCAAAGTATAGGACAGAAAGTTCCTTCATTTGAAGAACTTCGTGAGATGATTGATAATGATGAAAAAACATGGCAGATATACGAAAAAGGAATAACTTGTTGTGTGAATCAATGTGAAAAGGAATCTACTTCAAATAAAGGACGTAGATACAAGCCAAAGAATATTGCAGAGCTTGCCAGTTTCATTGCGGGAATTCGTCCAGGATTTGCCTCATTGTTAAATACATTTCTTAACAGAGAAGATTATACAACTGGTGAGTCAAAGGTTGACGAACTTCTTATAGATACTTCTCATTTTATGATATATCAAGAGTCTATTATGAAAGTATTATCATTCTTAGGACTTCCTATGGGTGAGACTTATGCAGTAATTAAGAACATATCAAAGAAAAAATATCTCCAACACCCTGAAATGTTAAAGGAATTGAAATCTCGTCTTATTAAGGGTTGGGAAGAGAAGATAGGAGACACAAAGAACTTTGAAAAAGTTTGGAAAGTCATAGAGTCAAGTGGAGCATATGCATTTAATTCTCCACATGCTTGGTCAATGGCTGGAGATTCAGTATATCAAGCTTGGTTTAAAGCTCATCATACAAAAAACTTTTATGAAGTAGCAATAAATCATTATCAAGAAAAAGGTAAGAAAGATAAAATAGATGCTCTTGTTAAAGAAGCAATAACCTTTTTTGGATATTCATTAGGTGGATACAGGTTTGGATCTGATAATAGAACAGTAAATATTGACGAAGAAAAACATTTAATATACCCAAACTTGTCTAGTATCAAAGGCTTTGGAGATGGAGTAGCAATTACATTATATGAATTAGGCAAGGAACATTATGATTCATTTGTTGATGTGTTGAAAGCATTGTATTCTAATTCAATAAATAAGACAATTGTGGATAAACTTATTCGTATTGATTACTTTGAACAGTATGGAGATGTTAATACACTATTAGAAATTACTAGATATTATGAGTTGCTAAAAGGTGGAACTGCTAAAGAAATATCAAAAGATAAAGCAGAAAAGAATGGATTACCTTTTGAATTATTACAAAAGTATGGACACGAAACAGCAAAGCAGTTTAATAAGTTAGATTCTGTTGGTTTACTAGACGAAATAATTAATAATATTCCATATCGTGAGTTAACGATAAAAGAAATATTAGACAATCAAAAGAATGTTTTAGGCATTATAACATACAGTAATTCTGAAGTAAATAAGCACTTGTTTTATGTAAGTGAGTTAGATGTTAAGAAGACAATTATAAACGTCAAATTGCATGAAATTTCTACTGGTAAGACAAGGGATATTAAGATGTGGGCGAGAGCATTTAACTCAGATCCATTTAGTGAAAATGACATCTTGTTAATAACTTCAATCAAGAAGGATAACAAGAAAGAGCCTACTGGTGAAATTAATCCAGAGACAGGCAAGAAGATTTATAAAGCTGTGCCAGACAAATATGAGTACTGGTTACAGAAATATGTAGTAAAAGATGATGTACTAGTTAGAAACTAGTCAAAATAATTGATAAGAAAAAGGAGAAAAGAATTATATGAGCGAAGAAACTAAGAATGTAGAAGAAGTAGTAGAAGAGATTAATCCGATTGACGAATATCTCAACAATTATAAGGAACAGAAACTTGCTGAGTTCTGTGTGCAGAAGGATAAAGAAATTGAGAATCTCAAAAGAGAGAATCATGACTATGCAAAGAAGCTCACAGAGATGAAAGAAAAGGTAGAGAAGTATGATAAGACCTTTGAAAGTGTTAAAGACCTGTATGCAGAAATCAAGAAGTTATCAGTAGATGATTATTTGAAACTTTATAAAATGATGAACAGTGATGTATTAGGAACAGTATCTTATACAACAATTTCTTCGTCAGGAATAACATCTATCAATGGTAGTTGGTAAGATTTAAAATTCTTATTTTATTTAGTGAGAGTTTAACTAGTCAAAATAATAAATATATAGAAAGGAGTGCGAGGTTTGACCGGTCAATAAACGTGCGTTTACTCCTTTTAAGGAATGAAAGAAAAATTAACAATGATAGAGTTTTTCTCCGGTATCGGAGCACAGAAGAGAGGTATTGATAATACTGGATTATATGATTTAGATGTAGTTGCCACATCTGATGTTGACAAAGAAGTAATGGTTGAATATGCAGCTATTCATCATGATTTAACAGATGAAATGGTTGAAAATTATGAAGGTTATCCTAGCAGAGAAGAAATGGCAGAAGAATTAAAATCTCGTAATATTGGTATGGATTTTGATAAAAATAAAATGTTTGATTGGGATAAACTTATCAAAAAGAAAACAAAAGATTTAGAGAAGTATTGGCTTGCTATGACATTGCAAAATAATCTCGGAGATATTAGTAAAATTGAACAAGCACCTACTGCCGATTGTTGGTTTTATTCTAGCCCATGTCAGTGTTTTTCAGTAGCTGGCAAGCAAGATGGTATTGATGCTACATGCAACACTTGTGGACAGAAATATAATCCTATGGAATTAGATGTAGAACATAGATATATTTGTCCTCATTGTGGATCTGATGATATTAAAGGTACAAGATCAGGATTATTACTTGAAGTAGAAAGATTACTTATTAAGGCAATTGAAACAAATACTGCACCTAAATATCTTTGTTTAGAAAATGTAAAGAATCTTGTAGGAAAGCAGTTCAAACCAGACTTCGATGCTTGGATAAAGAGATTGGAGCATTTGGGATACAACACAAGATGGGCTGTACTCAATGCCAAGACCTGTGGGGTTCCGCAGAATAGGGAGCGTGTGTTTGCTTTTTCAATCCGTAAAGATATTGATACTGGTAATTTTACATTTCCACTTCCATTTGATACGGGAGTCCGTTTAAAAGATATTCTTGAGAAGAATGTGGATGAGAAATATTACATAAATACTGAAAGAGCTTCGAATCTGATTCAACAGCTAGTAGATAAAGGACAGTTAAAAGGACAGAGAGACAACGATAAACAGTCTGTTTTAGTTAAAAATCAAGCCACCGAATATACTAAAACTGTTGACACTGCTAATACTTTAATGGCGAGAGATTGGAAAGGTTATGGTAATCAAGATATGATTGCTATAGTAGAGTCTGAAAACTTAGATTCTTCTAAAAGATTAGGTGGTTTGTGGGACGGAGAAACAACACATCAAGCAGGTAGTGTATGGGATAGTAATGGTATGAGTCCAACATTAGATACTTGTGCTGGTGGAGGTCGTCAACCGCATATTGTTGAAAATACTTTAGAAACTAGCCGAAATAAAAATACAGAACAAGAACCAGAAGTGATTGGTATTAAGCAAGCAACAAAGAAGGGATATATTGAATGTGAACTTCCTGGTTGTGCAGATTTAAGTTATCCATCTTCGACTACAAGAAGAGGTAGAGTACAAGATGGTGGTCAGACTTCTCCTACAATTACTGCAACAGAAACAGGAGTACATTATATTGAAAGTATCTATCGCATAAGAAAGTTGACTGTTCGTGAATGTGCAAAGCTTATGGGGTTTGAGTTCTCTGATTGGGATAAATGTGCTGCTATAGGCATCTCAAATAGTGCTGGATATAAGGCTTGTGGAAATTCGATAGTAACAAATTGCATCTCTTTACTTTTCGAACACTTATACCAAGCACAATACGATGAAACTTATGTTTGTACTGATGAGAGAATACAAAATTTTACTCAACCGAAGGCTTAACGGCTTTCGGTAAAGAAACTTTCAAACCACAGTTACTTACTGGCTTTGGAGAAATAAACTTTGGTAAGCAGTACAGACAGGGTAATAGGGTGTATTCGAGTGACCATATAACTATGGCACTCAATGCTCAACCTGTCGGAAATATGGGAGGATATTCATATTTATATGTTGTCAGAGAATGATAAAGAAGTATATATAGTAGACGACCTTTATGCTAATCGAGATCCACGTCTTTACACTGAATGTCCAACCCTAAGAAGTGAGAGGTTTGGCTTAAAGGTCATAGAAGAATTCCCGGTCTGTTGTGCTATGCGTGGAAGATATAATGAAGATGGTAGGATAGAGCAGCAACTTGAGGTCAATTCGGCTGATTTTAGTAATGCGTTAACAACAGTTAGTAAGGATTGTATGATCCTGGAGAAGATAAAAAATTAACTAAACTAGTCAAAATAAAATTATGTATTGACAAATATTTCAAATTAGTGTAATATGTAATCAAGGATGAGAATACTCGTCCTTGATTTTTTAACTTTTTAGACTAGTCAAAATAAAAATGTGAATCAAATCGAGATTTTAT